CGGCCTACAGTACTATGCTAAGGTATTTAACCTTGTCTCTAGCTGCTTGTAACATGTATAACAATGTTGAACATTGTCCTACGGTGCCTAAAACATCTACTAGAAATCCTGTTAGCAGGGCTTTACCTATAATTGTATTGCCTTGTAGGTCCCGGTATGCTCCATAGATTGCACGATACACCACGTACTGCTGTAAGTCACAGTTAGCCGAGAATTTGTTCTCTCGACGAACTAGTGATACTGCATCAAGTGTCGCTTTGTCTATACGCTTTTTAAGAGCATCCAGATGGTCTTGTAATTCCAGATCAGAAGCTAGAGCTTCTGCGTAGTCTTGTGTCCCCTTCAAGTCTGGTACTTGAAAGTCTACCTCATAATCGGTTTGGTCAATGATTATGTCTATGTCACTATTTTTGTCGGTGGATATGCCGCCGACCACCCTGTGAGAGGTGATAATCTTGTACAGATTGTCTATATCTACCCTGAACAGATGTGAGACCCGCACACAGTAGGTGTGGCGCAGGGCGACAGCTGTATTTATGTCACCCCCTCGTATTAGGAATTCGGTCAATCGCATCTCGTTGGCCTCTATGATGTCTGTCAAAGATATAGCCATTTTGGACTCGATCCTACCATGCATTAAGGTAGCGATGTTACGGGTCAAGTATTGTCCGTGCCCCCCACGTTCGTGGTCGACTCTGAGAAATTCTGCTATACCGCCAAAAGCACACTTGGCCGGGGCGAGGCGTATGTTATACTTCTCCGCATTCTTAAGAACCCGGCCAAGTATACTAAGATCATTAGTACCTAATAGTACGTCATCGCCGTTATGCACACTAGGACTAATCATTTTAGCTCCTTGATTTAATGCTTTCGTATATATGTAGTTAAGAACAGAATTTACGAATGACGTAAGGCGCCAGCCGGACATCAGGGTACCTTTGGTCTTATATACGATGTTGAGGCCTTGCGGGTCATGTATAGTCACATCAGCCGCAGACTGTACCGCCCAATAACCAGCTTCAAGTTGTTCTGGTGAAAGATGGTCACGGTTGGTGTCGAGCCAAGCCCTCATCACGGCTTGCATACTACTCGAACTATGCTGGCTGTTAAAATCTTCGAAATCAATGCAGAAAGGTAACTTGCCACTCAGTACGGCCTCAACTTTAGCGGCGACGTAACTGGGCCGCGCTTTACTGCCTACTGGAAACATATTTGGTAATGTGTCTTCGCAGTTAAAGAAGGCGAAGTGGGTTAGGATGTAACTCGTAAGGTCACAGCCGTATATGGCGCGCTGCTTTCCCCACTCGTATTTTGTTGATGACCACGCGTGTATTTCAGATCTACGACGCAGTAATGTTTGTATGTCTAGTCGGGATGGCATAGCGTTTAATGTTATGAATTTGTTGTTTAGGTCTCTTGGTTTTTTGAAAATGTACTGGTCATCCTGTTTATATTGGCTATGTACCGAGCCTGCCGCCGACCACTGCCAACGTGCTCGCCAGAATTTGTTCCAAGTGAAACGCCTGGGCCGCACTTTGTGGTGGTCAGCCATTTTAAATAAGCGACAGGCTTCACTATAGACCAGATCCTCAGACAAGAGTGCCATGTCAGGGTTAACTCTATGATCCATTTCTTTCTTCCAATCGATAGCACCCGTGACTCTATTTACTAGCACGTCGATCTCAAATAAAGGGCGAAGATCGTCAGCATGAAGGTTCTGCAGGGCCTTAGCGCCTACAGATATAGCCTTACCTAGTTTGGCAAATTCGCTGATATTAGCCGCCCGGAGTAGGTCAGTGGAACGTATAAAGTCGAACTGTTGCCTAGTCAGTTGAGATAGCCATAACATGAGGCCACCAGTAAAAGTGGTCGTAGCATCTGCAGCGGCACCCAATGCGGCGCTGGCCTGTTTGAGTTGGTTACCTTGTAAGGTGTCCCATATCTCTTGTGCTGTGTAGTGAATATGATGATGACCCGAGATTGCACTCTTAGGTAGCTTGGATGTAAGATGGCACCCACGCCACGTTTTAATTACCGGTAGATTCAGCTTGATGTTGTCGAGTGATGTTGGGTCGTTGTAGTATACATCGTGATCTGTGAACGCTGAAGATATAAGTGCTATCATACCTGCTGATATCGGGTTTGCCCATTGTCGTAGGTCTAAGTAGACGTATGTCTTCGTCGTTCCCGGTAATAGTCTACATAATGATGCTGTACCAAGTAAGTCGTAGACTATAGTCATACTGGTAAGGCGACTGTTAATTATGTCCACGAGTGTGTGTGTCGCATCACACATCTGTGAACCGTATATATTCCCATGTTCCGTGATCCTAATGTTTCTAGGGGCGTTGTTGTCTCGAAGGTCATATATTATCCTATTTGGCCTGCCTTGTTCAGTTGTTTTTTCTATCTTGTAGATGTCGTGGGTCATACGGTCCTCGTGGACATGTTTGGTTAGACGTTTGAAAAGCCGCCCGGTTGCGCTATCGCGGGTGGCTGGTCTTGCGTCAAACTTGCATCGCTTACAGATGCTGGTGTCTCCTCCGTGGATACAGTGATCTGGGGTACTTCGTGCACCACTTGCATTTCTGGGCGTTGTGGAGCTAATGTCGGTACTATCTCGTGAAAACCCTCCTGCTTGTATTGCTTGACAACGTTGGCGTGGAAGCGGGTGGGCATGTATTTGTAGGTTGACTTCACTGTCACCTTTACAGGCTTGGGTGTTAACCCGGTCGTGACGTAGGTCTGTAGAGGTGTTTGAGCTGTTCTAAACTTGACTGGCTCTATATGTGGTTTCTGGATCACGACACTGATGCTTCCGTTTTCGGCCAAACTACCCAGAGCGGGCAGTGGTATGCAACGCCCGGGACGTATCTCACTCCAACCGACGGTCAGTTTACAAAGGTCCCGTGGTTCAAATAGGATAGATGAAAGGTCGGGCACGCACTCATTAACTGGTGCCCAGGGGGTTATCTCTTGTTGTGTGATCTCGTCAAAGAAGGTGGTACTATGACCAAACAACCTATAAATAGTGGCCGTTTTCATAAGGTCAATCTTGGAGTACGGCGTTCCGCGTGTACCACGGAACTGTACTCCAAAATGACTTTTCAAATGTTGGACCACTTCTAGGTCATTAGCGAAAGTACCAAGGAGTAGGGAGCCTGTAACGGGTGCGTAGACGGCGTCGACGTTGACGCGAGCCTCTTCACCCGAGGTGCCCTTACCGGTATTTAGAATTCGGCCAACGGACGGCATGTCCTGCATAGAAACGTGCATGCCGGCACCAACACTCATGGAGGTTGGTACTTCGTGGCCAGTAATAGCGCTGATGCAAAAGGCACGCATGTGCGGCGAATACAGATTCGTCAGTGCCTCATGTACACTGGTAAATGCTGTCCGCCACGATGTGCGCCCTGCAGCCTCGTTATATATCACGGCATATAACCCATACCACATATAGTAGTTAAGTATGGCCGAAGATATCCAGTAGTGTACCGGCTTGCTTTTAGCACCGATAACATAATCTATTGCGTTGGTATCTTCGATATAGGGGTCACCATCCAGAACGGTGCGTAGTCGGGCTCGCGTAGGTTCGAAACTACCGAGTACAGCTACTAGCTCAGACATCTGCCATGCACATGCTTCGGCGGAAGACCAGATAGGGTGGCAGCACATTGCACCGAACGTTTCTAAGGTAGCCGCAAACTGTGTTTGTAATCTATTCAAAGTAACGTAGTCCAATATCCATTGCCACTGAGTGTCTGGGTCATTCCATGGTATATGTTCTAGTTGGGACAGGTTTAGGGTATCACCGCAAGGATCGACCCTATCAAGCAGTACGTTATCTCCGTCAACGCCGGGGATCTCGAAATCGAAATTCAGCGCTGAGCTATGGGTACGTCCAGCAGCATGCACGAGGTAGTAGCACTCTTGCGTGTGACTGGAAGCGTTATAATGTAGGACAAATGGTTTTTCAAAGAAATTCTCACTAGAACGTATTCTAGTAGGAATATTAACATGATCGTTAGGCGAACCAAGTATGATTCTGTAGCTTGTTTCAGCTATATCAGGTAGCCCAACTGTGACATGTGCGCTCTGGTAAGGAGAGCACTTCACAGTTAGGATCGCCCGTCGATCTTTATCCATTTCCTTGGTTTTGTTCATCTTGTAGAGAAGAGCTCGGGCCCAGGAAATGAGCATATTATAGAGGTAAGATGTGTGGCAATCGCGGTGCGTTAGGCCAGTTATCTTTCCTTCTATATCTTTGGTGGTAACGCGCTTACCAAAATCAGTCTTGCTGAACTCTTGTAGCGCGGCCTCAGGCACGAAGTGCCCGGTTTGACTGATGTATTTGGTATTATAGCCATTTAGATCAGTAAAAGTTGAGTCAATCTCGAGACGCTTCTGCTTCCCGACGACTTGAAAGTCCGTTCTAAGACGTAGATCGCAAAGTTGTGACCCACCAGGATAGGTGGCAAGAGCCGAAGTTCTATTGAGCAATGAGAATTGCCCGTTTTCGAATGATGGCTCAAAATTCTTAGCAAAGTACGTGTTAACAAAGTTGGAAATAAATTCGTTCTGTGACATATTGGGGGATTATATGCCTG